CTCGTTACAAGGTTAATACGGCATAGCTCAGGGACAATGTCCCCCACCCCAGCCACCGGGGTGTGGATTTTGTTTTGGGAGAATCGTTAAACTCCACTACTGTAGCAATTTCGGGATCGTTTTCCCACAGCTCTGCTACCGAGCTGATGATTTTGTGTTATAAGGGAGAATCTTAACTCCCTGTTATACAGCGGGTTGGGCTGCAGGTTCCAAAGTCTTGGGTGACATATACGCAACAGGTGCTCCTGTAAAGAATCCTAAGGTGAAATCTTCACCTACGGATGAAAAACAATGAATCATTGTCGCGTCAGATGCCGCTGTCCTCCACTGTGTATACAGTAGATGGAAAGACTGGAATCGGGTGTCCTCTGTTACCTGTGCCAATTTGGCAGGAGCGAAACGCATATCCCTATGGAAGGGGATCTCCGTTTCAAGAACAGGGTTTATACTGGACACTGTAGCAGCACCTCCATCCCACATATGAGGGAAAAGTACTTCTGCTTGTCGAGCTCTCTCCGAGGTGCTCCCATCTGGGGATACTCCTTCCTCCTGTTGCTGATACCCCCCTAAGGGGGTTCCACACCTTCTTACTGCAAATATGGCTTGTTCGCTTGCAAGGCGGCCAGCTCTGACATACTTCCAACGCAATCCTCCCCTTCTACATGTGAATGCAGGGGTTAGATAGTTGAGTAGTGTCGAATGACAGTAATTATAAGGTGTGCTAGGGGCAGGAACTGAAGAAAGATGAACCGCGCCAGGAGCGTAACCGCGATAGTAAGGAAAGTCGCTATTCCTAACCGTTACGGCTATCTCTGCAAGGTTAACGGTAGAAGGTACTATTACAGAATGTAAATTGTACCTCTTCAAGCACTGTCGGAACGATACAACCGGGTCGCCGTAATACACACTAACTGTGTGATCGGCAGTCGATAAATTGTCCGCAAGTGTCATAGAAGCATCGATTTTCATCGGTTCGTCTTCTTTCTTAGTCATGTCAGCATCAGGTTGATTGATTTCGGCCATCTGAGGGGTAAAGACCTCTAGTTCTCCCATCTGTGGGGCGAACCAGACAATGTCTCCAATATCTCTAGAATCTGGGTCAAACACTTCGAAATCGTCTCCAACGGAAACGAAAACGTTCACTTCAATATCGTTATTAACGGTAGAGTTAGGAACTGTGAGGTCATTGACTACATAGACCGAAAGTATACCATTGGCAGATTTCCCTGGAATGCCGGATAGCGGGGCTTCTGAATATGGGATAGAATCCGATAGGGGGTGCCTATGTTCGCACATGGCTCTTTCATTACCCCAACCAACCTCCACTGTAAAATCTCGCTCCTTTGCAAGATCTACGATAGAGGTGTAGTTGGTATTATACTCATTAGAGAGTGGGAATGAAGGGTCATATACGACTTTCAATCTACCCTTATGAAACGAGGAAGCTACAATTTGGAACCGAAATTTCATAGTACCGCGCCACCGCTTAAACGGTAATGCTGCAAAGCAGCACGCGGGCATATGTATCTCGGAACCAGCTTCTAGCTCATTCCAAAGGACAGGTGACACCTCAGTATTCCAGAGTAGGGATTCAGCAGGATCAGCTACCTGCCAACCGAATTGAGTCAGGAAAGATTCACGCTGTGCTATTGAGAGAATTGTCATCTCATCAGCTGAGCCCAACCCAAAAGTACGGGAATCTATAGTTAACTCTTGTTTAGTATCCAATGTCAATTTCTGACACGAATCCTTAACATTAGTATTTGCTAGATTACCAACTACTGTGGGTTTATAGGGCTCGATATCAGCTAGGGTATTAGGTCGCGCATAGCCGAACATAGTTGCAATGCTAGAAGTAGCGGATGCAGCTAGTTCAGTAGCTCGTGCGTACATACCTATGCCAGGGGCGCTCTTGAGAGCTCCTGCAGCTCTAGCTATGATACCAGCGGGGCGTGATATCGGTCCAGTACCATACTCGTCCTTAGCCTGTGGAGTGAATACCTCTCCCATCTGCGGCGAAATGACACCAGGTTCATTTGCCGTAGGAATGGAGAGGGATACATCCTCAGCCCATGCGAATATAGATACCGTGACTTGATCGGTGGCACCGTTAGCATGCTTCAAATCCTGCATACCATGTATGGTTATCTCACCCATGCTCCTCCAATCCTGGTTTGGAATGTTGAGGGCATTTTCGTACCAGCAGAAGGGAAGGGACAATGTCCCACCTTGACTGGTGGTTGGATCGAGAAAGACGTGCGGTCGCTGACTAGCAGCGACAATATCTTGTATAAAGAATGCACGATCTTTGGTGAAATCATCGACAGTATGTAAGGGTGTATACGAAGCTATTGCTCGACCGTAATGGAAACCATTTCCATTGAGCATTATTCTAACCTTTAGCGTACATCGCAGGAGGTTATAATTTACTATACGGTTTAGCACCCTAGGATTCTCAAAGAAATCCTGCCAAGGATTGAATGATTCAAATAGATTTGTACCGGTGCCCCATGCATATGAGCGTATCTTCAGTGGACGTGAGAAGAAATTTCC